GCCATTAATAATTGTATGCGTGCTATCTGCTCCCGCACTTGTGGTAAATGTGATAGTTCCAATAGAAGGAGCTGCCGCGAGATTTACTAAAATACCCGGTAATCTCTGGTTGAGCGCGAACACATCATAATAATACCTTTCATAATACAGCCACTTGCCTCTGCTCTGTGCAGTCGGAGCAGACATCATTGATGTATCGTATACAATGGGAGCTGCTATCGAAAGCGGATCAAACATCAGCAAATTAATCTGTTTTGCTGCACTCGTTGCCGCCCATCCTTCAGTAAAATCATATTCAGACATCATCAAGTCGCTCGGAACTTCCTCAATAGATACACCGTCTAATTTCCCAGCGTTTCTATCTATGTCGCGAATGCCCGTATCAGCCTGTACAAAGCGCGTTATTCCTGCCGCTTCCTTAAGCAACTTATATGTGTCAGGTGTCATCTTGCAACGAATTCTATCACGAGGAACGCGCTGATTTACCATATATGCAAGGTAGCCATCCCATGTTTCCAGAATATCATCCGCAGTTAATGAAGTTGCGTCCGCGCTGCCAAATTCAGATGCCGCTTTTGCTAAAGTTGATGCTGCATAAGCGTCCATTTCAGGAACTTTTTGAAACTGATTAAAAGTTTTTGTTATGTTAGCTATATTGACAATAGGATCTTCCTGTATATCCATAGGATCAGCAAGAGTATCCCATTCTCTGTCCATACGCATAGTCAAAACCTGCTCTTTTGTATTGAAATTACGCGTAAATGTTCCGGTAATCTGATCGCGGTCAACTGCACGTGCTCCGCTGGTAGTCATACTCTGCACTGCTACCGAGTTACCTGAAAGCGGCTTATATGTTGCGCTGTTCGGACTACCATATAAATCTGAAAAATGAGAGATATATGGATAAGCGTTTGCCATTGCTTTACTGTATTCTGTTGCATAATTCAAATTAAATTGTGTAAAAGCCATTTTAAATTATCCTTTCTTGTCATATCCCCACACATCCATAAAGCTTGTGCCTGTTTTGCCCGTCGGCATCTGTCCTCTTATATCGGCTCCAAACTGTGGTGTGCTGGGTACTTGCTGTGTTTCTTTGTTAAAAAATTCTTCGTATTTTTCTTTAATTGCGTCAAGCTGTTCACTTGCTGGCTTTCCCTCTTCTAAAAGAGAAAAGACCTGATCTATAAACTTATCCTTAACGCCACCCTTTTTTAGCTCTGCAGAGGTCTCAATCTTGTGTTTATATCCATCAAATTCCTTTTGCAAAGCCTTGTAATCTTCACTATTTTTAATGTCTGGAACAGGCGCTTTCTTTTGTGCCTCCTCCAAAGCCTCATTAATTTTCCCTTGTAACTCAGATTTAGGAATAAAGTCCGACATACTGGTACCATGCAATGTCATTACCTTTTCAACCTGTTCTTCACTTAATCCAAGAGCCGCTAATGATCTTCTTGTAAATGCCATATAAATACATCCTTTCTTTAACGCCCAAGAACGGCGGGCGAATTGCAACGTAGTTTAACGCCTTACTACAGGGGCGAATTTAGGTATAAAAAAGCGCCTTGCATATTGCTAGGCACTGAATTATTGTTATTTTAGTTTTTATCAATCGTCATCTTCATTGTAAATTTTCTGTTTTGCTTTCTCTGCCGTTTGGTTAATGAGGCGCGCGATTTTATAATCTGCCTCAAAATTCAAATCATATTCCATTTCCTGCAGTTTGTTTTGAACATCAGGAGGAACGATTGTTTCCGCCGATTTCATCAAGCCTGCCGCCGACCTAAATGCTTCTAAGACATATCCGAAGCTATCACCCTTTTCCCTATCCTGACAAGGCAAAATATCATTTGAGAATGCTATAACGGCATCATTTATGGACGGTTCTTTATATCCGAGAGATAAGCCTCTTTCAACAAGCTCGTCAAGCATATCCCCTATCTTTTGATAATAATCACCTAACCGCTCATGATCTCCGTACCAATTTCCACCAACGAGGTTATGGTGCAGTGAAAAAAGATTGCAGTATACAATTTTTAGATAAGCGCATAGCTTTTCATATTCATTCATCAGTTTTCACCTTCTTTCTTCCTCTTGGTTTTTGTGTATTTTCATTCGATGAGTTCTTGTTATTAATCTGCATATTATATTGCTTTCTATAATCCGTCAAACTTAAAAATACGCCGCATTTTTTACAGCGTACACCATTTAAAATTCCTATAAATTCATGATTGCATTCCATTCAATTACCTTTTTATCCTCTCTGCTAAATTAATTATTGCGGAAACCAAACTAAAGCAAAAATATATAGCTAAAATTATATAAAAAAATATTGGAGCTTTAATTTGTAATCCGATTATTAAAAATAATATTCAAGATAACATCTGCTCTTCCTTTCTTAAATTGAAATAAAAAAACCACCCTCTCTGGATGGTTCGATTTATTCGGTCTGTTTCGCCATGCTGTCTAAAATATCAGTATATAAATCACCTTCTGGCGTATCATATCCTATACGAGCGGCTGCGTCATCTACGATATCTAACAATAAGAGTTCTTCCTCTTCTGATAAATCAGAAAAAGGATCAAACGGTATAGAAAGATTACGGAGCGCTTCCACTTCTGCTTTTGTAAACTTATACTTCATTTTTTCTCTCCTTTAAGCTTATTTAAAAGCTTTGTGTGAGTTCCATGTACTGTTACAATATTCCCATTTTCTGGATTAACCGCTACTGTAGCTTTTTCACCAATATATTTTTTGCTTGGCCTTCCTTGACTATCGTATTTTACATCCGTTATGTTTAACGGATTTTTAAGCGTATCTGCAATTTGATCATTTGTAATATTTCGTTTTACTGCTTGAGTAATAGAATGAGATGTCTTTTTTACAGATATGCCATCAGATGAAACAATACTTCTTGTAGCCGCGGTAGCTTTACTTGATACACTCTTATTATACTCAAAAACCTGCGTTCTATCAAGCCTTTTCGTGCGTCCTGTAGCCTTGCAGAAGGCATTATAGTCCGCTTGCTTTTGCTTTATTTTTACAGCTTCTTTTTCAAAGCCTTCCCTATCTCCTGCAGCTTCCAACATTGCAGCTTTTTGCTTTGAATATCTTATTTCTCTCTCAAGTTTACGCTGTTCTTGTGAGATTTTATATATCTTATCGTTTTCTTCTTTATTCTCAACGTCTCTATCTCGTGGTATAGATACTCCTGGAATAATAGTAATGGGATGATGTCCGCAGTTTATACCAAATAGGCCAGCTGGTTTCCCATAACTAGTGGAAGATATTGGATAATATCTATGTTGTTTTCCTTCACCGTCATAAAAAGTACCGCTTGAATTGTTCCATGAAAAATAGCGTCCCTGATATGGATAACATAAAGGTCTTGCGCCGCTATGGCGCGACACCCTAAAAATATCAACGCCGTAATCTTCCTGACGAATTTTTACAGACTCAATGGCAGTATTATGAACGGTAGTACGGATATCCATATTGACATATGCTTCAGGCGTCCATTTGTGTCCTGCTTTGTCAATAAATCCCGTGATACCTTCCTTATGTATCTGTGATAAAGCCTGTCTCAGTGCCTCTGTACGGCTTGAAACACCGGTTATGACCTTTCCTGTCTGCGTATTTAATATATCCTGTACAGCCTGCATTTGTCTTTCAATGTTTGCAGTATTGGTTATGACCTTTCTAAATTGTTCCAAGGTGCTTTTAAGCATAGTCGTATTGACTAAATTAAGCTTATCAATCGATTGTTCTTCAAATGCCTTTAATGCATTTACAATACTCGCACTCGCTAATACATTAGCCCCTGACGGCGGTTTTACTTTGCCTAGCTTAACACCTTTTTTTAGGTCTTCTTCAACATCTCTTGTTGCTAATAAAGCAGCATCATTCAATACACTTTCTACAAGCTCAGGATTGGACCCTGCTAATTTTGCGATTATTGCAACGCTCTCTTTATTTAATTGGCCAAGTTCAGAAAGTTTTTTTAATTCCCATTCATTTAAAGGCAATGCCTTATCGCCTTTAAAATGTTTGGCCATGTTTATTAAAAGCGCATCAACTATTTTGATATATACGTTTTCGATTGTCTCTGATAAATGCAGAACATCTTCCGGCGTTAGTTTTGCCATTTAATCAAACCTCAAGCTTCCTCTTCTGCAGCCTCTTCTTTTTCTTCCTGCGCTTCAGGTTCAGTATTTGGATTGAGCCCATTACCTTCAATCGAATTTCCATCTGCTATATCAAATGCACTTGCAGTTATATTTCCCTCTTCAGCTATTTCCTTAAGTTCTTTCAATGCCTCTTCTTCTGTATAGCCTAATTTTTCCACCATAAAGCGTTTCTTGCTCATAACTCCATTTGATATTAAAAGAATTCCTTCGTTAATGTTTGTCTGCCTATCCTGAAGAATTGAGTCATCAAAAACAATTTTGGTTTCCCAGCCTTTCTCAGCAAGTTTTTTGATGCTTTTGCCTTCCCAGTGCATATCATATAGACTTGCAATCTGTATAATGGCATCGATAATTTTGGCTATTGCTGTCTTTACCTGTAGTTGCTGGGCTTTTATTGTTTTATAGGTCTTGCTGTTTTCACTTATTACC